TATGAAACTGATGGGTATTCACAATACCAGAATTATTTATACAAAAGAGCACTATATGGTCTAGATGCTCTGACACAACAAGAATTGGCTACTATGTGTAGCAAAAAGAAACAAAGAATAGTTAATGTTTATAAGAGAGCTCAGGTTGTACTTAATAAGTTTAAACAACAAGTTACTATACAATATAGCAATTTTATATTCAAGACTTTGTTTCCTAAAAGTCCACTCACAGAGTTATTAATAGCTGATACTGAGACTGATGACAAGTTCAAGAATACTTTAACTTTTAAAGATTTAGGTATAAATAAAGAACAAATTATTACTATCTTTATGGCTGAAGGCATCCTTCCTAAAAACTTTTTAAGTTTAGATAAGGATCCAAATCAACTACCAAGACTTAAAAATGCCAGTAAGTAACGGAATCTTTGAAGAACAGTACATGTATACAGATGGAACTGGTAATATCAGCCATGGATTTAATGTATACTTAACTGATGTTTATGGAAAATATATCATAACCCCTATTAGAAATAATGGGGGTTCTGGTTTTCATTACACAGTAGAACCTTTGTATAGTTATCTTCATGAGGACATAGTTACATTCCGGTCTAAGAAGAAAGCTATGCAATATGTAGTAGCAGAGTTATTCACTGAATTTTTTGATTATGAGCACTACGGATTTACCAGACATACCAGGATTCATATCTGATCATTTACTTACACATAGAGGATATGTTGGTTGGTGGAGATCTAGATTTTCAGATCTTGAAATAGAAACTAGTGGTGATGGTTATAGAGTTAAGTATGATGTAAACCATCCTTTTAGAGGGGAATATTATGATACTTTAGAAGAAGCTGTATATCATGTTAGATACCAAGCAATAACTGAATTTTTTGATGATGAGTATTAGAGATTATCCTGGATTTAAATGGAGAGCTATGCCAAACAGCAGAGGTGGAATATATGATGTATGGGAATCAACTTTTTGTGATGATACTATTTTTTCTATAGAAGGTAAGTTTTATAAAGTTTCAAGTATGAAGCAATTTGAAACTATACATGATGCTATGGAATATATTAGAAATAGAGCAATAATTAATTATTTTGATGAAGACTAAGGTATGTGATGGATGTGGGTTAGAAAGACCCATATGGAAGAGTAGTGGAACCGGGGGATTAAAGCTATGTAAAAACTGCTGGAGTTGCCACAAAAGCGGAGATACTGTACAGAAACCAACAAATTCTGCCATCCCCCGTGTTTCTGCTAAAAGAGCAAAGAAAGATGCGGAGTATAGCAAACTAAGAGAAAGATATCTTACTGAGAACCCTTTGTGTATGGTGAAGGTGAACGGATGTGGTCATGGGGCTACTGATGTTCACCATACATACGCAGGAGCTAACAGAGATGCATTTTATTTAATACAAAGTACATGGAAAGCGGTTTGTAGAAACTGTCATGACTGGGTGCATAATCATCCAGAAGAAGCCCGTACAATGGGCTGGCTTAAATGATTGATTATGGGATCAAATGAAGTTATTTTAAAAACAATATTGGAATATTATCAAGATAGACAGAGAGAATTTAGATTACTTACAGAAAAACTAAAAACTTGCTGTTGCTTTCCAACCAGAAGAAAAATAAAATTAAGGTTGGAGGAGCTGAATACTATTTTAAGCAGAGATTATACACTTCCTAAGTATGACTTAATGCAGTCACTTAAAGTTAAGTATAAAGAACTTAAAAAGTATCCTGAATTGGTAGAAATAGCTAGGAAGAAAAGAGAACTTAAAAGAATGATAGCATGAGTAAACCAAACACAAAACAAATTAAAAGCATTGCTGATAAGTCTGAGACTGTTGGTAATGAATTGTATGATGAGTTTCAAAAAAGTAAAAAACTTGAAACTGCAAAAGTAGCTATAGCAGCATTTAGAAACACTCTTTATGCAAATAGTCTACTGATTAAAAATGAGAAAATTTAGTATTATTTATTAATGATTTAAAACTTATGATTATGAAAATGATTGGAAAAGAACTTAAAATTAAACACACAATGAACTATTCAACATTCTCTGTTTTACCTATGAACAGAGGTATTGATAGCAAACATGTTCAAAAGATGATTACCAGTATCCGGAAAATGGGTGTATTAAGATGTGTTATAGCCTGTACTACTAATATTATAGAAGGTGAAGATAAAACCTATATAATTGATGGTCAGCATCTTGCTACAGCATTGGAAAGAGAAGATAGAATGATTCCTTATGTAGAAATTGAAATTGAATCTGAAGAAGATTTAATTGAAAAGATGGCATACTTAAACAACTCATCTAAGTCTTGGGATTTAATGAACTATGTTAATGCATGGAAAATGATCCGTCCAGATTATATGAAACTGTTCAAGTGGAAGAATATGTATGATATAGAAGTTACTATGCTTGCTATGCTTGGAGTAAATAGCCCAGGACTTAAGCATGGTACTTCAGTTATCAAAACAGGTAATTTTACTATTACTAATCCAAATGCTGAAGCAATGTGTAAAGCATTTAATGACATCTTCCTAAAGATTGGTATGTCAGATAGAGCAGTTAAGTTTCAATTTTTAACAGCATTTATGCAAGCTTATGGTAATTACAATCATACCAAAGTAATGGCTAATTTAGATAGACATCTAAAAACAGTTAAGCTTATGTCAACTGGTGATGAGACAGGTAATTACATTAGAAAGAAAATATTTAATTTACCAAAATGACAAAAAACAGACAAGACATACAAATGGAAGCTCTAGCTGCTACTGATGGTAAGCAGCGGGCTTCCGTAGTCTTAGGTACAGGGGTCGGTAAGACCCTTGTTGGCCTGACTCATATGGATAGAAATACTACACCACTGATGAAATGTCTTGTAGTTGCACCTAAGAAAGCTATATTTCAATCCTGGAAAGATGATGCTGTTAAGTTTGATAAGCATCATCTTCTAGGTAGAATAGTTTTTACTACTTATCTAAGCTTAAACAAACATGATCCTAATGATTATGATGTTGTATACTTAGATGAGATGCATAGTTTACTAGACAGTCACCGGGGATTCTTGCAGTTATTCAAAGGCAAGATACTTGGGCTGACTGGTACTCCACCAAAGAGAGACTATTCAGAGAAAGGTAAGCTAGTGCAAGAGTTTTGTCCTGTAGTATTTATATTTAAGGCAGATGATGCCATAGAAAATGGAATACTGAATGATTATAAGATTGTTGTGCATGAGCTTAGACTAAGCAAAGAAAAGAACTATCAAGTCACTATGAAGAATAAAACATATATGACAGATGAAGAATCTAACTATGTTTATTGGTCTAGAAGACTAGATGTAGGTTCCGGTAGTGTACATATGCTTAGAGTCATGAGAATGAAAGCTTTAATGGAATATCCTACTAAAGAAAAGTATGCTAAGTTATTATTTGACAGCATAGAAAGTAAGTGTATTCTATTTGCTAATACTCAGGCTCAAGCTGATAAGTTATGTGATCATAGCTATCATAGCAACAATCCAAAATCAGAAGAGAACTTGCTTAAGTTCAAAGATGGAGAGATTACCAAACTTTCTACTGTTCTACAGTTGAATGAGGGTGTAAACATACCTAATTTAAAACAAGGTATTATTATGCATGCATATGGTAATGAGAGAAAAGCAGCTCAGAGAATAGGTAGGTTATTAAGATTAAACCCAGATGATAAAGCTATTGTCCATATACTATGTTATATGGATACAGTAGATGAGAAATGGGTAAAAGATGCATTGGAAGGATTTGACCAGACTAAAATTATGTGGAAAAATTTCAATGTGACAGTTTAATTTATTATCTTAATGGTATGGAAGAGCAAAAAACACACAGAGTAGTTATTTACAATGATGATGTAAATTCTTATCAGTATATCATGGCTAGCTTGATTAGGTTCTGTAAACATGAGCCTATTCAAGCTGAGCAATGTGCGGTCATAGCACACAATAAAGGAAAATGTGCAGTTAAATCAGGAGATTTCTTGGAAATGTTTGAATTAAAGAATAAATTTGATGATCTAGACATTAAATCAGAAATTGAAGAATATGCAGGTGATTTGCATTGATGCTGCCAACAAACCTAAAAGAATCTCACCATATGAATGGTTAGAGGAAGGTAAAATATACACTGTAGTTGAAATAGCCAGAATGAGTCTACAACAAAATAGATATGGTTATAGATTGAAAGAAGTACAACTATCAGAACAATCATTTCCTTTTGAGTATTACAGTGCTGATAGATTTATTTCTGTTCAGCATTTAGTAGAAAAACTGAAAGAATCAGAAGAAGTATCTGAACCTGAATCACAGGAAGCAGATTTAGAATTAATTTAAAATTTATTAGTATGAAAGAGGATAATGGACTAGCTGTCTTTACAGTATTAGTATGTGCATACATGCTTACAGCACATATATTTATGCTGTATTTTTGGTATCAGTGGTCTCAAACACATGGATTTTTAAGTACACTTATTATTGGACCTATTATCTCTGAGATAAAAGGATTATTGTTCCCATTTTTTATGTAGCATATGGATTATACTTATGAAGATGTGTTGGTGCAATGTGAGTTAGTTAAAGATCTTCTTAAGGAGGGTAAGAACAGAAGAAGTATGGATAGAAGAAACTATCTAATTGCACTTATGTATTACAAGTTTAATAAAACAGAAGTTACTATAGGAAAAGTATTTGATATGAAAAGAGAAACGGTAACTTCTGCAAAGTTTCACCCGTATCAATTACTTGAATATAGTGACATTAGTTTTATTGCAAATGTAAATGATCTTATGATTGCATTTCCATATGAGTTTCCTAATCATAAGGCCGGACAAGCTGATAAAAAATATACAGCAGTTATAACTCACTTTGATAAAGAAGCTAGAAAGAAAATCAAAAAGTATATGGAATTTAAGGAGATATCAAGAATTGATATGGCAGTAAAAGAATTAACACTAAAAGCCTTAAAACTATGGGAAGAATGAAAGAATTTTGTATAGATTTAATTAATGCAAACGGTGGTATACCAGAAGGTATGACTATAGAAGATGCAGTTAGAATGAAAGAGTTAGATATGTATAATTGGGAAGAGTATGAAAGACAACAAGAGAAAGCTAGAATACAGCATCTTGAATCAGAAAATTCAGGAAAGATTACAGAGGTGGTTAAAGCTAAAAAAGTCAGTGGAACCACAGAAGAAGGACAAGAACCAGAAATCTATTAACAATGAAGAAGGGGACTAGAACTTGGATACTATGGTATATGGTATTCATTCATGTACTTGCTGTAATTGGTAGTACGGGTGCTGCAGTATATATGCAGCTATGTTATCCTGGAGTATGGAATTGGATTTTACTAATGATTATGTCACTTGTAAATTACATATTCCTTGACAGCATGTTTAAATTAATTGATAGAATTATTAAAAGAAGAAACAGATGAAAAAGTTATTTTTATTTTTAGTGTTGTCAGTAAGTACAGCACATTCACAAATTGTTGTTAAAGAAACAACAAAGGATAGCACAGTATGGTATAGCAAACTTACAGGCTTACCTAAACTAACACATTTTTATGATGCTGAAAAAAATTGGTATACATTGTATTATAAGAATCTTGAGTACCAGTATATTACTGACATTGATTATATACATTTAGGATCTAAAGAAAGTACAGTAGAGTTTTTTAATATCTTAAAGCAAGCTATAATAGATAAGAAAGAGTTAACCTTTGAATTAGATGAAAAGACTTGGTTCTTAAAGACAGGATCTAATATGGCTTATATGTCTAGTTCTGGAACAACATTTTTTCTTACAAATAAGAATCTTGATAAGATACTAGAAGCATTACAGTAATTGAAACATTTTATTAAATATCTTATAGTTTGGATAAGCCAAAACTTAGCCATACCTTTTTGGACAGTAGGTCACATACATTTGTTGAGTACTATCTATGAAGATGCTATTGAGATTATAGCTTCCTGCGGTATGAACTTAATAGTTGCCGCAGGATTTTTTATTGATTACTGGGACCAAAGAAAAAACAAGTAATATGAAAGTAACAATTGAATTTTCTGATGAAGATGCAGCAGAAGATGCTAGAGTAGCCTTAGATGGTTGGAAATGGAAACACGCTATGTGGGAATTAGATCAGCACTTAAGAAATGAACTTAAGTATAATGAAAAACTACCTCCTAAAGTATATAATACTTATGAAGAATTAAGAGATAAGATCCGAGAGATTTTATCTGATAACAACCTAACAATGGAATAAAATGGAACATGACAGCAGAAGAAGTTAAAAAAGTTAAGAGAACCTTAAAAAAGTATGGATTTAATCAACACAAACTCTTAAAAGGATATTATATAAAATTACATAATGAATGTCCTATAACTATAAGCTTTAGTGAACCTATGACTAATATGCATTTTATGGCAGTTATGATGGAGCTTGATGATGATTATGATTTAGCTCTAGATAGTATTTTAGATTATAAGGAAACTAATCCTCAAAGATTTTTGGATATAGTTGATCATTTTAATGCAGCAATTAAATTTATAAACAGATAGTTATGAGTACAATAGTAATAGTAATAGTGTTAGTATTAGTATCATCAGGTCTTATAATATTTTCTTTAAGAGATGATGATGAAAATAATTGGGATCAATAATGGGTAAAAGAGAAGATAAAGAGCTAAGCAAACTTTGTATAGCTATTTGTTCTGATCATTATGAGCTGTTAAAAAATGCGGATCCCAATATGAGTTATACTTTTAACTTATATTCTTCCGGTCCATATCATGGGCAGTATAGAAAGTTTATGTTTTATGCTGAATTAAAGCTTAATAAAATCTTAGGATTAATTACTGCTGATGAAGTAGAAAATGTATTTAATATGATGATATCAGAAGATACGGATAACTTCTATATTGTAGTACAGATAGTCAAACACTATATGAAAGAAAGACATGCTAAGTTTGGAGCTTTAATGGACTATAAAGGCTATGACTATGCCCGGCAAAATTATTCACAAGAAGTTCTGAATCCAGCAGATTTCTTAACTAAATTAGTAAACAAATGACAGAAGAAGAATTAATAGAATTAGGATTTGAAAAAATATTAATTCAAGATGTTGAGAGTCAGAATGGGTATGATTATCATTATTACAATAAAGAACTCTGTGACAATATAGTCTTATACAGCACAGATAGTATAGATGTAAAAGATAATAATTGGACAATAAAATGTTGGGATGTGCCAGCAATTAGAATTTATTCAAGAGAACATTATATGCAGTTTCTTGAAGTTATTAATAATATAACTTGTTAGTATGTTATCAGTTAAATTAGTTAAGAAAGATGGTAAGCTAACCTATCCAGATGATAAATCTAAGTTAGCTTATCAAATCTTTTTGGACAAAATTCCAGAAGGACAGAAAGTAGAAATGTATATTGGTCTAGCAGATGCTGACCACAGTATTGCACAGTTGGCAAAAGTGCATGCATGTATAAGAGAATTAGCCAAAGAATCTGGCTATACTTTTGAAGAAATGAAAGTGTTGATTAAAGAAAGATCAGGATTATGTTATGACGGAGGAGATGCTACAATATGTAAATCATTTGCAGACTGTAGTAAAGATGAATTAGCTTTAGCTATTGAAGCTTGTGTGGAAGTAGGAAAGATTTATAATATTAATCTAGCTTAGGAGCTACATAACCTTCATCACCAGGCTCAAGAACTTCTTTTTCTACAAAGAGTTCTTTGGTTTTAGCAACTTGTTCTATTTCAGCTAGTAATAAAGAAAGAGTATAGAAAGATCTTTGAATTTCATCTAAGTCTTTATATTCTTTACTGATTGCTTCTTTAATGTAAGCATCTTTATCTTCAGCTGTAATTAAACTTACTAGATGAAGAAGAACTGATTTTACCATTAAGTAATAGTTTTTATTGACTTTTACTTCAATGATAGCATCATCTTTTAGTTCTTTAACTTTTATTGCCATTGTGTTAGTTTTAAACAAAAATAAATAAAATATGAATCAGAAACTAGATTTAGAGGAAATTAAGGATAAACTGTATGCTAGATTAGAAAACTCCGGATGGTCAACAAAACTAAGAAGTTTTATATATAGTGCAGAGTTTGATAAAATAATTACAGAGTTAGCTAGATTATCTATGGATGGCAGAAGATTTACTCCGCCATTAAAACAAATGTTTAGAGCATTTGAAGAATGTCCTGTAAATGAACTTAAGGTAGTTATAGTAGGGCAGGATCCGTATCCTCAAATTGGTGTTGCTGATGGTATAGCTTTTAGCTGTAGCAATACTAAAGAGTTACAACCTAGTCTTAGATATTTACTAGATGAAGTAAACAGAACTGTTTACAATGGGCATCCTGGTAGTCTTGATACAGATTTAACAAGATGGGCAGAACAAGGTATACTATTAGTTAATACAGCTCTTACAACTACAGTAGGTAAGATAGGGCAGCATTACAATATATGGAAACCTTTTATGGCTTATCTGTTTGATTATTTAACATGGAATGAAGCCGGACTTATATATGTATATATGGGTAAACAAGCTCAAGAATGGTCTGAAGCCGTTAATGATAACAACTATAAGTTTTTTGTAAGCCATCCAGCCAGTGCTGCATATAATCAGCAGGAGAGATGGAACTCAGATAACCTGTTTGTTAAGATTAATGAAGTTGTAGAAAGACAGTTTAATGCAAAAATTACTTGGTAATGACAGAGATATTTCAAAGGTTGATAAAAGAGAACCTAACACCAAACACATACTATGTTTTGCATTGTATAAGAGAAAAAATAATACCTCATAATTTTATCAATAAAGAACTTGAGTGCAAAAGGCTGCAACAAGATCATTGGATAGATGAAAACTTGCAACTTACAAGTAAAAGTCTTATCTTTATGGAGGAAATTAACGGGTTCTTCAAGAGAACTAAAAAGAAAACACTTAGAGATTTAATGGGAGATGGCTTCTTAGAGAAGATACAGGAATATGTAGAAATATTTCCTAATAGGAAACTTAACTCCGGTAAATATGCTAGAGTTAATCCCAAGAATCTTGAAGGTGCTTTTAAATGGTTCTTTGAGAATTATGATTATGACTGGGAAACAATCCTAAAAGCTACTGAAAAATATGTTGATGAATTTAGTGTCAGAAATTATGATTATATGAGAAACTCTCAGTATTTCATAAGGAGACAAAATTTAGATAAGACTTTTGAATCTGATCTAGCAACATATTGTCAGTTATTAAACACAACCCTTGATGGAGAAGGTGGTTCTTATTTTAAAGAAAGAGTAGTATGACAAAAGGAATTTTAATAATTATAGCAATATTAGGAACAGCAATTGGTTATGGTGTAGTAGATTTATTTATTGTACCTATGCCTTTTTGGAAGTATTTCCTAATTGAATTGCTAATTACATTATTACATGAGGTGTATAACCAAGTGAAAAATAGTACAATAGAAAATCAATAACAATATGGCAGAATTATTTAATGGAGCCAGGCCTTTGCTGCCTGTAAGTGAAAGAGACTCTTTAAGAAAAGCAATCCTTAAGATGAAAGGCAGGAGAAATGGAGATATTAAATCTCTTAAAAGTGCATGGCCCAAATTTAATGATGCTTTTTGTGATGGATTAGAATGGAGAACTATCACCGTAGTTGGTGCTAGACCTGGAACAGGTAAAACCTTATTCTTAGAACAGTTATTTAGTGACATAATAGACCAAAATCCTGATCAAGAATTTAGAATACTTAAGTTTCAGTTTGAGATGGTAGATGAAACTAGCGGAGTAAGAAAACTTAGTTTAGAAACCGGTGCTGATTACAATACATTAATGAGTAAAGATGGAGTGAAGGTGGATAAAGCAATCTATGACAAATGTGTTGAGTATTATGAGAAATCTGTAGAAAATGATATTACTAGAGTTCTATATGACACTTGTAATGTTGATGAAATGTGTGCAACTATTCATTATGAAATGGAAAAGTTTAAGAAACCAGATGGAACATATATGAATATGCTTGTAGGTATAGATCACTCAACATTATTTGCAAAAGCCAAGAACCAAAAGGATGACTTTGAGATGCTCTCAGCATTAGGCAAGGCACTCACTATGATGAAAAAAAACTATCCGGTAGCTTTTGTAGTGTTAAGTCAGCTTAACAGAAACATAGATAATGTAGAGAGACAGAGGGATGGGGAGTATGGAAATTATGTATTGGATTCAGATATATATGGGTCAGATGCTTTATTGCAGCATGCGGATGTAGTCTTAGGTATAAATAAACCCTCTCTAAGAAAAATAAGACAGTATGGTCCTGATAGATATATTATAAATGATGAAGACTTATTAGTCTTTCATTTTCTGAAATCTAGAAATGGTACCACAAGGATGAGCTTCTTTAAGCTAGACAGAACAATCATGAGGATTGTAGAGATAGACACACCGGCACAAGCTACAAAAAAAGTATCAATTTAAAATGTAAATAGAGTATGAGAAAAGAAAAAGAAAAAGAGTTTTTTGCAGAACACTTGGAGACATTTAGAGCTCATGGAATAGCAGATCCTACATTTGTTATTAAGACCGCTTACTTTGTAAAAGGTAAAGCAGAAAGGCAATTTCAGCTTTTTGCGTCTGAGATAACTAAGGAGCTTGATATATACATAGAGTTTTATGACAATGTTAAAGATGAAAAAGACAATGTAATTGATATTGTGCCTTTTAATTCTGATAGACAATTATTTAAGTACAGAAACAATCCTTATTATGGAGAAGAGTATGAGATGAAAGAAGGTGTAAACTATAAAGGTGAGCCTTATAAACTTTATACTATTCCTGTAACTGAATTGCGTGCTGTTCTTAAAGACGGAACTGAGATACCTTATAATGTATATCAGAAAAGAAAAGATGCGGGTACTGCTCCTGCTGAATCTGCAGTTGAAAATATCAAACTGCCAAGATTACAACAGTCTTTATTTCCTGATTTTGAGGCAGAAGTTGGTTCTGATTTAAAAGTAGAGGCAGATACAGACAATGTAGAAATTGCTGATGTACCTTTAAGTGAAGCAACTATTAGAGATTTAGCAGCAATTATGCTAATGGAACCGGTAAGTGCTAAGCCTTGGCTGAATGATTTGATTAAAAAACATACAAAAAGTGAAATATGAGTATAGTACTTCCAACAAGTAAAGTAAAGGCAACTCAGGTTAATCCAAAGAGATTACTGATTTATTCAAAGCCAAAGACTGGTAAAACAACTGCATTTGCAGGATTAGAAAACAATCTGATTATAGATTTAGAAAATGGTTCTGATTATGTAGATGCTCTTAAGATTAAAGTTAATAGTCTACAAGAGCTATTAGATGCCGGTAAAGCAATTAAAGAAGCAGGTAAACCCTATAAGTATGTTACTATAGATACTGTGACTGCATTAGAGACTATGATTATGCCGCTTGCAATTAAGCTGTATAAGAATACTCCAATGGGTAAAAGTTTCAGTGGTGATACTGTTTCTACATTGCCAAATGGTGCTGGATATTTATATATCCGTGAAGCATTTTTCCAGGTTTTAGATTTTATTGATACCTTAGCACCCCACATTATTTTATCTGGTCACATTAAAGACAAGGTAGTTGATGATAAAGGTGAGATGGTTATGTCTGCAAACATTGATTTGACAGGTAAAATCAAATCTTTAATCTGTGCAAATGCTGATGCAATTGGTTATATGTATAGAAAAGGAAACAAAACTATTTTAAGTTTCAAAACTAGTGAAGAAGTAACTTGCGGTGCAAGACCAGATCATTTGAGAAATCAAGAGATAGTAATTACAGATTCAGAGAGTGGAGTTTTAACAACTTCATGGGACAAAGTATTCATTAATAATTAAAATAAATAACAATGGGATTAAGTACAAAAGACCTAGTAACTAGTGGAGGCGGAGGGCTTCCTAAAACAATTTCACCTGGAAATGTTACACTTAAAATTAACAAGCTGGAGCTTGAAGATTTTAGCTTTATTGAAGGTGCAAAGCATTTGCTTTTACATGTAGAAACTGAGCCAATTGATGGTTTTGAAGGATTTCTTTTTGATAAAGACAATGAAAGTTTAGGAAGACATGCAGGTCAAGTAGGTAAAGTAAAAGCAAGTATGTATGCTTTTGCTGATGGTGTTACTAAAGGTGGAATTAAGATTGAGAGAGATAGATCATTAATGATATTTCTTAAAAGTCTGTGCAACAACCTAGGTATTTCTAGTTGGTTTGATAGCCAAGATGATTTACATGCTACTATTGATGACTTTGTAATTGCTTTCAATAAATCTGCACCGTTTAAAGATATCTATTTAAACTTCTGTGTTGCAGGTAGAGAATATGTTGACAAGAATGGTTATACTAACTACAACTTGTATCTTCCAAAAGCAGACAAAGGTAAGTATGCTTATGGTAGTACTAAAGATGGTAAAGTATTAACTTTTGATGAAAGTATTCACTTAAAGAAACAAGAAGTGCAAGAAGTTAAGAATTTTGGAGATGATGATGATTTAACTATCCCAAATAAAACTTCTACTGATTTCAGCTTAGACTAATTAAACTAGTCAAGAGGGGTCAGTTAATACTTCTGGCCCCTTTTTTATTTAATTATGTGTTATGATTTCAACCAAAGGACTGATATCTGATATAAAAGATGTACCGGATGAATGGATTTATGAATATTATTTAAACCTAAAAGAAAAACTTACAGGTCAAGATATAAAAATGCTTTCTGCATTTAACTCAAAGGATAAAGTTCCTTCTATGTTTATTTATTTTGATGTTGTATCTAATAGATATAAGCACAAAGATTTTTCTTCAGGTAATCAGGGTAGCTCATGGAATTTGATTCAGCAGTTGTATAACCTGACTCCAGGTGACGCAGCTAAGAAGATAATGAATGACTATCAAGCATATCTTAAAAACAATACAGTACTTGAGAAGAGAGAAATAGTAATACATGACAAGTTTAAGGTTGTGGATTATGAGATGAGGCACTGGAATAGTTTAGATAAAGATTACTGGATTGGTTTTAAGATTGGATCTAACATGCTTGATAGATATAATGTTGTTCCTTTAGATTTCTTTACAATGGAAAAAACAGAAACAGATGGTACTATAACTTCATTTGTATTTAAAAAGCCTTTTACTTATGGTTATTTTAGAAATGATGGGAGTTTATACAAAATTTACATGCCCAAGGTACCAGATAAGAAATTTATAAAGGTTGAGAATTATATCCAAGGTATGGATCAGCTTAAGTATGAAAGTAAATATCTACTGATTACTTCTTCTCTTAAAGATCTAATGTGTTTTAATAGACTAGGTATTAATAATATTGAAGCAATTGCTCCGGACAGTGAGAATACTATGATAGGTGAGAGAGCTATGAGTGAGTTTGTAAGACATTATCAGAAGATTATTGTTCTGTTTGATAATGATGAGCCGGGGATAAAAGCAGCTGAAAGATACAAACATATGTATGGGTTTAATTATATTATTCTACCTATGGAAAAAGATCTTTCAGATTCTGTTAAGCTGCATGGTATAGATAAAGTTAGAGATGTATTATTTTTACTATTAAAACAAGCATTATGAGCTGGTTATATGAAGGAAGACCTTTTAATGATAGCATGATTCCAGATGGAGCAGTAGGTTTTGTGTATGAGATGGAAGCTGTTATTAATGGAAAGTCTGTAAGATATGTAGGTAAGAAGAACTTTTACTCTATTACAAAGAAAAAGTTTGGTAAAAAAGCTATGGCTCAAGTAACAGATAAAAGGACTAAAAAGTATGAGACTGTTACTAAGCCCAGTTATCAAAACTATTATAGTAGTAATGCAGTTCTTAAAGAAGCTCACAAAACTGGTGTAAAGATTAAAAGGTTTATGGTTAAGATATGTTTTTCCAAAATGGAACTTACATATTATGAGACTAAGTATCAGTTTACAAGAGAGGTTCTTGAAAAAGAAGAATTCCTAAATGGAAATATCTTAGGTAGGTTTTATAAAATCAAATAGTTATGACAGAATTAGAATTGACAAGCCTTCTGTTTCAGTTGGCTGATTTGAATGTTACTGGTGTTAAAGTAAAATATGATGGTGCCGGAGACTCTGGTTCCATAGAATGGATTGGTTTTACAAAAGAACCATGTGAAACTCCAGAAGATGTGATTGATAATATAGATGATTGGAATAATGAATTTTTATTAAGTAATATAGATAGGGAACTTTATAACTTAGTTGAAGAGTTTGTTATTGATAAACTTCTTGATGATATAGAAGACTGGTGGAATAATGAAGGTGGTTTTGGTGATGTAGGTATATGTGTTCCTTCAGGAAAATATGTTATCAATAATCATATCAGAATTACTGAAACTGAAGATTATTTTCATGATGGAGATTTATTAAGTAAAGCAGATGAAGAATAATGAAAGAAAAAGAAAAAGCAGAAGAGTTATATAACTATGCTGTAAAGTTATATGGTGAAGATAAAGCTAAAGAAGCTTCATTAAAATCTGCACAAGCAACTCATGCATTAGCACCGTATCAAGATGGTAAAATGAAAGCTAGAAGTTATTGGGAAAGAGTTATTGAACATTTACAAAATAAATAGTATGGCACATCCTTTAGAGCATTGTAAAACATCAGTAAGAAAATGGAAAGGTCAAGTCTCTGATTATCAAGCTATTCACGAGTGGCTTGATGAAACTAAAGGGTGGATTGGACACAGTATGCATAGAATGTTCCGGCACCATAGTGAAGGTATATTTGAATGTGAAAGAGTATTTGGTAAAAGTTTTATTAATTCAGATGGTAAAACTGTGTATACAAGATATGTTGCAGAACAGCATGTTAAAGAAGATTGTAATGGATATATTCCAAGTGCAAAAGAATGGGTAGATATGATTGCAAGTGGTAAGCCTCAAGAGTGGGCAATAAAAACTTTAAAAATTGAAGACTGATGGAAAAAGAATTTGTGCCTTATGAGTTAGCTTTAAGAATGAAACAACTTGGGTTTGATGAACCTTGTTTCGCATATTATGACATGGCACAGGAATTTAACTTTCCTGGTTGTACAATGCATAATAGAAACTTTATTAATCTTAAAGCTACTATGACATCACTCTACCAACAAGCATTTAGATGGTTTAGAGAGAAGTACTTCTATATAAGTTATGTGTGCGCTCCGTATAAAGAGTATGATGAATTTTATTTTAGAATAAGATACATTGGAGATGTTCTAAATGAAGGTCAATTAGAAAGCTGTGAAAGCCAAGTGTATAAAACCTATGAAGAAGCAGAACTTGCATGTCTTGAAAAGTTAATTGAAATTGTTGAATCTAAAAAAGAAAAGTAATGGAAAAACAACTATTTGTAATTGATGGTTACAGAATATGGGCAACTTCTTATGATGAAGCTCTAGAACACTACAATATGATTATAAAATTTTAAACAGAAAAGTAATGGCAAAAGTAAAATTTGACAAAGAAGAAACAAAGAATTTATTAAACATGCTTAAATCTGAAGATCAGGATAATCATGTTATTGCATTTCAAGCATTAGAGAATACTGACCACAAAAAATATATTGGTGAGTTACTAGTGCTGTATAAGTTTTCTAAGTTACCAAAAGATGCTTGGGAAAAAGAAGCACCAAAATCTTATAAGGTGTTAAATAAAGCTGCTGCACTAGGGGATAATATGCTTACCAGCGGTAAATGTTTATCTCTTATGACTTCTAATGGATCTAGTAAAGATTCAATAGAATTGTTCTTAGAGAATTTTGTAGTAGATATGGTTGGGTTCTTAGGACAACTAGGATATCCAACAGAAAAATTTGAAATAGATATTAAACTAAAAGACTAATGGACAAAGTTCAGAGTTTAAGTAAAGCCAGTAAAGACCTGATGTTGAAGGAGCCCTATTATGGGTTCTTTCTCATCATGTTGAATAAGCTATGGGATGCTAAGAGAGTTCCTACTGCCGGGGTTAGTAAGAATGGTATTAATTATCAGCTTGCTATTAATCCTGATTTTTGGGAAGGTCTTAATGAAGAACAAAAGCTTGGTATATTAAAACATGAATTGCTTCATATTGCATTTGGTCACCTTACTACTTACTTTAAGTTTAGTGATAAGAGACTTGCAAATGTGGCAATGGATATGGAAATTAATCAGTATATTGAAAAGTCTTGGTTACCGGGTGGAGAATATTCTAAAGAAGAATATGAAGCATTAAATGAAAAACTAAAACTTGAAATGTCTGCAGCTATGGAAACAGGAGCTAGTCCTGAAGAAATAGCTGAGATACTTAAGAATGCACCTAGTAGAGGTATTTTTATAGAAGACTATGCTGATATGAATCTTGAACTTAGAGCAGGTTGTAGATATTACTATGACAAGCTTAAAGAGTTTAAAGATGAGAAAGAGAAGAATGGTACTTGTGGTAATCAAGCAATGGACAATCTTCTTGACAATATTGATATGGGTAATGTTCCTGATCATGGTACCTGGGAAGAGTTTGATAATCTTACTGAAGCTGAGCAAAAGTTAATTGAAAAGCAGTTGCAGAAAGTGCTTAGTGATGCTAAGGAACAAACTGTTAAGAAACGGGGTACTGTGCCAGGTGAGATAGATGGTCTTATCATTGTAGAACAAATAGAAGCCCCTAAGTTTGATTGGAGAGGGTATATCCGTAGGTTTACTGGAATCAGTACAAAAGTATTTACCAAGAAGATCAGGCGGAAAGAGAATAGAAGATTTAGTGACAATCCGGGTCTCAAGATTAAGATGAAACAACATATGCTTTTAGCTATAGATACTTCAGGTTCTGTAAGTGATTCTGAGTTGAAAGAGTTTATGAATGAGATTCATCATATCTATAAGGCCGGTGTTGATATTACTATTGTACAATGTGATACTAAGATTGGTTCTATTAAACCCTATACAGGTAAATTAGAACTAGAAGTGCAAGGTAGAGGAGGAACAGAATTTGATCCTGTCTTAGATTATTATAATGAGAATCAGAAAAAATATACAAGCTTAGTATATTTTACTGATGGTGAATGTAATACTTCTGTAAAACCAAAAGGAAATGTTCTATGGGTTTTGTCAGAAAGATCAAGTATGAATGACAGTTTGCCCGGAAAAGTAATCAAGTTAGAAATTTAAAAAAATTAAGAAAATGAGTCAAGTACAATTGAATGTAGAAGAGTTAAAGAGCTTTATTAAGCACATGGTTAACAACAATCAGTATATTCAAGCAGAGGGCAAAGTTCCTGTGGCTATTAATATTGAGGGTGATGCGGGTCTTGGTAAGACTTCAGCTATCATGCAGTTGGGTAAAGAAATGAATATGCAAGTTGTTAAGCTGAATTTATCTCAGCTGGAAGAATTAGGTGACTTAGTTGGTTTTCCTGTAAAAGAATTTGAAATACAGAATGCAGAAGGTAAAACTACTTGGATTAATGAAGCTCAGATAGATGCAGCTATTAAGAAAGGATACAAAGTTATTGGTAAGCGTATGTCACATGCTGCTCCTGAATGGATTCAAGGTAAAGGTGAAGGTGGTTTCTTGATTCTTGATGATTATACCCGGGCTGACCATAGATTTATGCAAGCTACTATGGAGATCTTAGATAGACAGGAATATGTATCATGGAAGCTTCCTAAGAACTGGCATGTTATCTTGACTACTAATCCAGACAATGGTGACTATAATGTAACTAGTCTTGATGTAGCTCAGAAGACAAGATTTGTATCTGTTGAGTTGAAGTATGATGTAAACGTATGGGCTAAGTGGGCTGAGACTGCAGGAATAGATGGTAGATGTATTAACTTTATGTTGATGCATCCGGAGCTGGTGACTCAAAGAGTTAATCCAAGATCTATTACTACTTTCTTTAATGCTATTAGCTCTATTCCTAAGTTTGAAGCAGACCTGCCTCTAATTCAAATGATTGGTGAGGGTTCTGTTGGTGTAGACTTTAGTTCTATGTTTACTATGTTCATTAACAACAAGTTAGATAAGATTATCTCACCTGAAGATACACTTACTAAAGATGAGCAATATGTAATGAATGCATTAACAAATGCTGTAGGTAAAGATGATGAGTTTAGAGCAGATATTTCTAGTGTGATTGCAACCAGATTGATAAATTATTCATTGGTATTTGCAGACACTAAACCTGTTCCGGCAACTATGACTCAAAGGTTAATCAAACTTACTACAGACTGTGATGCATTTACTGATGACCTTAGATACTATATTATCAAGGAGATTGTCAATGGAAACAAGGTTAAGTTTGCACAACTTATGATGAATAAGGACGTGGTGAAGATGGCTGTCAAGTAATTGAAGCATTAAGCTTTTTCCCTTTTAAAGAAAAATTATTTAACTAAAAACAAACATAGGGGGAGGTAATACTCCCCTTATTAATTTTTAAACTATGAGAAGATATATTATATTATCAGAAGTAGAATCAAATGCAAGTGAGGTAATGATTAAAGTAGAACCTTTATTCTGTATGGAAGATAGGACTGAAGATATGTTTCCCACATATCTTGATGAATATGTTCCTACAAAAGGTGACAAACTTTATTTTCTACCAGGAGTTAATGTTCCAAGAATAAAGCTTAAAGATCTAGCTTTACAACATGGGATAAGAACTGTAAGAAATATAGATGATGCAACACATATATTTGCTGCAAAGAATACAAAGGATAAAATTACTAGTGGTGTATGGAGATACAGCATGGATCTTACAGACTTCAATGAGTTGATGAATGATCCAAATATGTATATGGATGATAGGTACAGAGAAAACATCCGAGAAGCATTAGAAAACTATCAAGAAGATAGAGTATTGTTTGATTATTCTGTATATAATGACATTAGACATGGGGATAATGCAGCTCTAAAATCACACAGTGATAATATGAATTCTTCTAAGTGGTATAATGCTATTGATGATGATCATGCAGACTTATGCCACAAGATGGCAGGTGCTACTGTATATGATGAGATGTCAATTCTAAAACATATAAATGGTGATGATGCTACTATTATAGATGAAGCAATGTATGAACAGATAAGCCAAATGTTTGAGAGTAATGATAATGACAATCATATTTTGGCTATGGAGATTATGGCTAATTCTAATTACATTGAGTCTTTGCTGTTTTTAGAGATGTTGTTTAAAGAATATAGTTACCAAATATCTAGTTGTCATACTAAGAACCATGTGAATTTTAAGTCTCTTATTGGATTTCTTAAGAAGAACAAAAACTATTTAGGTACTGATATAGATGATATTATCAAGTCTCTTATTGCTAAAGATGTCTTAACTACAGATAAACTAGATATTTTGATGAGAAGGTATTCTGATGAAATTGGAAAAAATGGAGACACTAATTACTTTAAAGTTAAAACTGTTACTATTAGTGAAGACTTACTCAAACAGTTAAATACTAATTATATCTATCAACATGTTAATGACTTTATTCCTGAACAATCTGAAGATAACTCTCCAGGGGTGGCGGGGGTGGCTACTGACATTGAACTACCTAATGAAGACATAGAAGAAGCATTTACTAGAATTGAGAGAAATGAACTTAAGTCAGAGTTAATAGCATTAGAAGATGAGCCTGTTTTTACTGAAGCAGAAGATTATGCTTTAGGAGAAATGATAAGTAAACTTGCTGAGGAATCTGAATCAAATAACAATCAAAAAGAACAAGATGATACAAACTTTGATTGGTTCTGAGGAACTAGATAGATTCTATAGGCAGAAGTTTTACTTCAGTTATAGTGGCATCAACAAGTTATTGTTTTCACCGGTTATGTTTTATAACCATTATGTTTTGAATCAAAGGGAGGATGGTACAGACGCGCATCTTGTAGGAGGGCGCGTTCTGCACTGTCTTTTGTTTGAGCCAGATAAGTATGATGAGCATTTTGTAACTATGCCGGGTAAGTTTCCTACTGATAGTCAGAGAAAAATTATTGATAATATTTTTAAATATCACTTGACAGTTGGAAATAATACATTAAATTTGTCAGACTACTCACAAGATATACTCACACAGCTACTCACAGCTAATCTCTACCAGACACTCAAAACAGATCAGCAAAGACTTGACAAGATTCTGACATCAGAGAACACAGAGTATTTTGAATTTCTTAAACTTAGTCTAGATAAAACAACAGTAGATCAACCAACTTTAGATGGCTGTAAAGTTTCAGTTGAAGTACTAAAGAATAACAGTAATGTGCGGGCATTGCTGCAACTAGACAGAGATGTAGAAGACAAATCTATTGAAGCTTACAATGAGTTGTTTGTAAAAGCTGAAGCAGACAATTTACCTTTTGGTTTCCACGGTGTCCTTGACAATGTAGTTGTTGATTATAACTCAAAAACTATCTTCATTAATGACTTAAAGACTCTTGGTAAGTCAATACAAGACTTTCCTGACTCTGTGGAGTATTATAGATATTGGATACAAGCTATTATCTATGTATTGCTAGCTAAGGAAAAGTTTAGTATTGGTGATGATTGGAATGTACAAGTTACTTTTATAGTAATTGATAAGTACAATCAAGTTTATCCTTACCAGGTTTCTTCAGAAACACTAGTTAAATGGTCAGAATCATTTGAAGAAATAGTGCAAAAGATTAAGTGGCACTATGAAAACAAAAGATATGATTTGCCATATGAGCTAGCATTGGGTAATGTAAAACTTTAATATCTATGGCTTTAAATGAAATTTACCGGAAGTATTTCCAAAAATCTAAGATCTTTTTGTATCCGCTCTTAGATATACCAAGAGGTGCCAAAGCTCTACCAACTGAAACTTATTTGAGTTGGGGAGATAAGTACACCACTGAGGATGCAAAACTTGTATGTGTTTATCAAACTAAAGATGATCCAGACTATATGCTATTTGAGGCACAAACCCTCATTAGACATACAAGACTGGATGATTATATTAAGATTGATGACTCAACAAGTGTACTGATATTTAATTTTTCTGATTTAAAGAATGATTGGAATCATGTTGTAAATGGTAGTTATAGCCAAATACAAGATCATTTAAAGCAAAGGATATTAAGATATTTTAATAATAATGGAGCTAATCATAATTATATTAAAAGCTATCTGTATCCAGAATTTTATTTCAAACAATATGCAGATATACTAGCGGTATCAACTGATCTACTCAGATCTGTAGGTGAACTTTGTAGTAAGCCTGATCTAGAAAAAGAAAAGTTGTTAATTGGAGTGGGAGATTTGGAAAATATAAAAATTCTAGATTAATTTGCAAAACATTTTTAAAAACCAACAGATGAGTGAAAACACAATGATGCTTATCCAAGCTACTTGGAATGATAAGCAAACTTTTAGAATGATCCCTATAGCGGATTCATGTCCTTATGTAGAATGTATCTTTGATCCGGATACTAAAGTCTTTGTAATAATTTCTAAGTTAACTAAGCAAGCTTTGCATATGTTACCTAAAATGGATGACAATGGTGATCCAATTGCGGTTAAGCATGCAAGACCTAATGGTAGAACTTTTAGAGAAGAAAGACATAAGATTGAAGTATTCCAAGAGTTCTATGTAGAAGACAAAGCAGCTATGGAAGATGTTATATCTTTGTTTGCAGTAAATGCAAAGAAGTTTGATTATAAAAAATTCTTGGGTGAAACAGAAACCCCAAGTAAAAAAGCTACAAAGTAGCGTTCTTCTAAATTAAAAGGGAGGGTGGAGGAGAGACTACCCTCTTTTTTTATGTACAAATTAAACGGGGGAACAGCTTAACTGAACAAGTGGGTATGAAAACACACTATGTAATGGATTATGAAACATTATCTAATTGTTTCATTGCAGTCTTTGAAGATATAAAATCTGAAGACAGAGAGATATTTGTAATGCATGAGTCTAGAAATGACATTGTTCCTTTCCTAACTTTCTTAATGCATAATGTAAATAATAATGAATGGCATGTTAGCTTTAATGGTTTAGGATTTGACAGTCAAATCACTGAGCATTGTTTAGCTAAGGGTCATGATTTACTTGATATGACCGGTGATGAGATTGCCAGGTTTGTATATTCTAAAGCACAAGATGTAATCAGAAGACAGAGTGATGGAGAATTCTTAGAATTCAGTCCTAGAGATTTAAGTATTAGACAGGTAGATGTATTTAAACTTAACCACTGGGATAATCCAGCTAAGAGATCTAGTTTAAAATGGATTCAGTATACAATGGATTGGAAGAATATCATAGATATGCCTATTCATCATACTACTGAAGTAGAAGCAGAACAGATTCCGGATATTATCAATTACTGTATTAATGATGTTAGGTCTACTAAACAGATTATGCAGCTCAGTAAAGAGCAGATTAATCTTAGGAAAGCTTTGACTGAAGAGTATAACATTGATTTATTCTCAGCCTCTGAGCCCCGGATATCTAAAGAGTTATTTCTACATTTCTTGAGTAAACAGACTGGTATAAAGAAATATGAACTGAGACAGATGAGAACTCATAGACCTCAGATTGTTGTTAATGATATCATACTACCTTATATAGAATTCAAGACAGCTACATTTCAGAACCTGTTAAAGAAATTTAGGGAAGTTGTTATCTATCCAGGTGAGACTAAAGGAGGATTTAAGTATTCAGTGCAGTATAAAGGAGTTAAAACTGATTATGGTCTTGGTGGTATCCATGGTGCTAGAACTAGTAGAGTGTATGAGTCTACTGAAGATATGGTTATTATGACTTCAGATGTTACTAGTTTCTATCCTAATCTAGCTATTAGAAATGGATGGGCTCCGGGACATTTACCACAAGCAGATTTTTGTGAACTATATGAGTGGTTTTTTGAAGAAAGAAAGAAGATACCTAAGAAGGATCCTAAGAATTATGTATATAAGATTATTCTTAATTCAACTTATGGACTCAGTAATGATGAGAATAGTTTTCTATATGATCCAGAGTTTACCATGAGGATTACCATTAATGGGCAGTTGAGTCTAACTCTACTGTATGAAATGCTTACTGAAGGTATACCAGGATCTGTACCATTGACTCAGAATACAGATGGTTTGGAAACACTGATTCCAAGAGACAAAGTAGATAAGTATATGGAGATATGTGCAGAATGGGAAAGGATTACTAATCTACAACTGGAACATGATAAGTATTCTAAGTTTGTATTGGGTGATGTAAATAACTATATAGCAGTTAC